CGGGATAGGATTGCACTAAATGACCGTGACTACCACAGCCTTATCATACAACGGATATGTCACCCAAGTTGCGACCTTGGCTGTGCTACAGCAAACGCTTATCACCACGGGAACGTCGCCTAATAGCCTTGTCACGTCATCAGACCCAAATTTTACCAACATAATTCCGCAAATGCTCAATTACGCCGAGCTTCGCATTCAGCGTGACTTGGATTTTTTAGCAACCCAAAACCAGCAAACGACGACAATTAGCGCAACGTCCACTAATCAATTGGCCTTGCCATCCCAAGAGTTTGTCACGTTGCAAACCGTGACGGTGACTGATCCTAATGGCGGGGTGACACCCCTGCTACCAATATCAAAAAGCTTTTTGCAGAATGTTTACGCGACAAACGGGGCAACTGGAACGCCGCAATATTTTGCCGTGTATGGAAACGATCAGTTGACCAGTTCGTCAACCGTTGATTCAAACCAAAACATCATTTTTGGACCTTGGACTCCCGCCACGGGAACTTATACGTTTACCATTACCGGAACGACCCGCCAGCCAACACTTTACAATTTTGCCGTTTCCGGTCAGGCAGATACAAATTATACTTTCATTAGCCAAAATTTGCCCGACATGCTGATGATGGCAAGCATGATCTACATTAGCGCCTACCAGCGTAACTTTGGCAGAATAAACGACGACCCTGCCATGGCTCAAACCTATGAAAGCCAGTACCAAGCTCTTATGAAGGGCGCAATGGTTGAAGAGGCTCGCAAGAAGTATCAAGCGGCTGGCTGGACATCTTACTCGCCTTCGCCTGTGGCAACACCTACGAGGTAATCCATGCCACACGCAACTATGAAGTTGATCCCCGGCATTGATACGAATGAAACACCTGCATTAAATCAGGCGGCTTTTTCGCAGTCACAACTCATCCGTTTTATCCCCGACCGCAATAACATGGGTTTAGTCCAAAAATTAGGTGGTTGGAAAAGTTGGTCGTCTCAACTTTTTACATACAATGGTGTTGGCAACATCACTGAGTTGCGAGCTTGGGAAGACCTTAACACAAACGCAAGATTGGCCGTTGGCACAACAACTGGCTTGTTTTATTTAAATGCACTGCCAAATGGAAACCCAAATTCCTTAAATACAATTACGCCACAAACAACGATGAGTGACAGTTATGCGTCCCCAAGCCAAATTGTTACAATAAGTTTAGCAAACCCCGCCGTTGTAACTACAACTTCCTTCAGTGGAACGGGGACCATTAGCACATCAAACAATGTGGCAACTTTAAATATTACGGCAGTTTCCGCTGGTAGTATTGGCGTTGGCACGGTTATTTCTGGCACGGGTATCACAACTGGAACTACGGTCACGGCTTTAATTTCTGGCACGGGTGGAACGGGTACGTATGTCGTTTCACTCAATCAAACTACGGCATCAACTACAATTACGGGCGTAAACCCTCTCTTGTCTGCCCCATTAAATGGAACACCTATTGTATTTTCAACATCAGCGGGAGGAGCTTTGCCATCGCCCATTGTTGCGGACACAATTTATTATGTGGTTGGCTCAACAGTAAATGGACAATCGGCATTTAATATTGCCACTACAGTTGGCGGGAGTGCGATTAGTACGTTGGGTAGTTCTCAAAGTGGAACTCAAACTATTGTTGCACCGCTTGCGTCAACCAGCACGGCGAGCAACGCAAACGGGACAACTCTGGTCACCATTTATGATTTGGGGCTTGGTGTTCAATCTTTAACATTTGCAACTAACGTCATTACTGTTGGCTTAAATGCTGCGGGTGCGCAGGGTATAATTCCAACTGCCGGAACGCCTGTAATATTAATTGGCGCGTCTTTGCCGGGGGCATTAACTTCTGGGACTACTTATTATGTAATTAACCCAACCGCTACAACATACCAAATTGCCGCCTCGGCGGGTAGCACAACAGCAATTACGTTTGGTTCTGGAACTGGCAAACAATATATCCCCAACCAATTACAGCCGGGCTATACCGTTAACATTCAAACACCAATTACAATCACGGGAAACTTTACAATTAATGGACCGTATACCATTAATACGGCTCCAATTAATGATACGTATTACAATTTTTATAGTATTCTTGTGCCAAATTTGGCAAGCACGACAACAACTAAAACTTCTTTAACTACATTTACTCTTACTGCCGGTAAAAATTACGTCACAGTAAACCAATTAAATTCTTTTATTGGTAATCAATACTCAACCTTTACACAGACAACAACAGCAGTTGGCGTGAGTATATATGGCTCTTATTTAATTGCCACCAACCCCGTACCAACCTCTACAACTTACCAAATTACGGTTGGTTATGCTGCAAATGCAAGTGCCGTAGTTCCGCAAAACAATGGGTACGCACATTACCAATACTATTACAATATTCCGTCCACTTATGCATCGGGCGGGTATGGAACGGGTGGTTATGGCAATGGCGGTTACGGCATTGGTCAGTCATTGAGCATTATTACAACCAACACAATTACCACGACTGACTGGTCTATTACTAATTTTGGTTCCATTTTGCTTGCAAATCCTCAGGGTGGTCCTATTTACTATTGGAACCCATCTATCGCATCTTCAACCGCATACTTTTTGCCCAATGCGCCATTACAAAATCAGGGTATTTTTGTTGCCATGCCCGCGCGCCAAGTTGTTGCGTATGGTTCCACGGTTACGGGCATTCAAGACCCACTTTTGGTGACTTGGTCTGACGCGGGCGACCCCACGGTTTGGACGGCATCATCAAACAATCAAGCCGGTTCATACCGTATCCCTGAGGGATCAGTCATCGTTGGCGCAATTCAAGCACCCCAACAAGCTTTAATTTGGACTGACATTGCCGTTTGGTCAATGCAGTATATTGGTCTGCCAAACGTGTATGGATTTAACAAATTGGGTGACGGCAACGGATTGATTGCCAAAAAAGCCGTTGGTATTTTAAATGGCGTTACCTATTGGATGAGCCAACAAAAATTTCAAATGTTAAGCTCCGGTGGTCCTGTTACAATACCATGCCCAGTTTGGGATAATGTGTTTCAAAACTTAAACACCGGCAATTTGGCTAATGGTCAACCCGCAACTTCCCTCATACGTTGCGCAACTAACAGCACGTTTGGCGAAGTTACATGGTTTTACCCGTCTACAAATGCCACGTATAACGACAGTTACGTTAAATTAAACATTAACAACAACCAGTGGGATTATGGCACTCTGGACAGAACGGCGTGGATTGATCAATCTGTGTTGGGAACCCCAATTGGCGCGAGCGCAACGGGTGCAATTTATCAGCACGAGCAGGGCTACGATGCTGGCAACGCTGGAATGGTGTCTTCATTCCAAACTGGCTTTATGCAATTAAATGAAGCTGACAGCATGGTTTTCGTTGACCAAATATGGCCAGACTTTAAATTTAATACGGCTCAGGGCGGCTCTGGTGGTGGCACCACGTCAATTACAATGTACGTTACATTTATTGGTGCTGATTACCCCGGTGGGCCTCAAACTTCGTATGGGCCTTACACTGTAACGTCTGCAACGCAATACATATCCGTTCGCATTCGCAACAGGCTTTTGAAAATAAGTATTTCAACGTCACCAGATGGAATTAGTGCGCAGACTGGCACATTTTTCCGAATTGGCGCGATGCGTTACCGCTATCAACTTGACGGAAAATTCTAATGGCATCTTTAGACGACATCCTCACCACGCAAAAAAACGGTGTTCAAGCAATCAACGCTTACGTCAACGCTCTTAATTTGCATGCGGGTACGAATAACACCAAAGCAATTGGCGGAGGTGTCACTCAGGTAATTAAAACATCGGCGGGTTGGCTTGCAACAATTAGCGTCATCGCACAGGGTAGCACAATTGGATACATTTACGACTCAAACCAATCCGCTGGAGCTATTTCGGCAAACGCCATTTATGCTATTCCAACGACTCTTGCGATTGGTACGTACCAAATACAAGTGCCGTTTGCCACAGGTTTAACTATCGTGACTGGAACTAACTCTACTGTAGCCATAGGATACACGTAATGCCACTCAAGCACGGTTCATCCCAAGCCACGATTAGCAAGAATATTGGCGAAATGGTTCATGCTGGCCACCCGCAAGATCAAGCCATTGCGGCTGCGTTAAATATTGCTCGCTCTAAAAAAGCGCACGGCGGAGAACAAAGCGGGAATGTAATTCACGTTGGACCAATCCATAGCCCCGTTGCGGGGCGTACAGATCACTTACCCATGCACGTTCCCGCTGGGGCATACGTTATTCCTGCGGAAGAGGTTTCCGCCGCCGGTGAGGGTAATACGCTTGCAGGTTTTAAAGCAATTGAGGGTTGGGTTTCAAAGTACCATGACGAGCATTTTACCCCCCACGGAAATCCTGTTCCTATTGTTGCTGCTGGTGGTGAGTATGTCATCGCCCCTGAAGTAGTTTCCAGTCTTGGCGATGGGGATTTAAATACGGGGCATCGCATTTTGGATCAATATGTATTAAAGCTTCGCAAGAAGCACATCCAAACGCTTCAAAAGCTCCCCGGCCCAAAGAAGGATTAACATGGAATCGGCATTTAAGAAGCAACGCATCCGCCTCTCCAAAAGCGCGCGCAAGCGCATGCCTAAGTATGAGCGCATTACGACAGAGCCACTCGTCCGCACGGCCCAACCCGACGACGAAGAGGGCATTATGGAATTGGCGCGGCTAATCCACAAAGAGATTGGCATGTTTAATTTGAACGAAAACAAAGTCAGGGAAATGATCCGCCCACTCTTGTATAAACACCTTGGGATTGTTGGCGTAGTGGGTGGCAAGGACAAACTTGAGGCTATGATCCTTTTACGTGTAGCTACGAATTGGTATTCGGACACGCCATTCCTTGAGGAAATGTCAGTATTTGTGCGCCCAGAGTACCGCAACGCTACAATTTCCCGCGTTCACAAAATGATTGAGTTTGCCAAAAAAGCGGCTGATGGTTTGGATTTGCCCCTGATGATTGGGGTTTTGTCAAATCAAAGAACAAATGCTAAAGTAGAACTGTATGAAAAACACTTTGGCATGCCCGCTGG